TTATCCCACCTCCGTGGCAGTGTAAGAAAGACGCGAATACCGCCCGCCACTCTTTTCGGCGGTGGCCATGATCAGTTCCCGGCCGACGTTGTGAACTACCGCCATCGGGCATCCTTGGCCCGTAGACCAATCCAGCAAGTCACTAGTCCACGTAATTGATGGGCGTGCTGACTGAACCGTATTCCAAGCACTGAGCATGCAAGACACGGCCCCAGCAGGCGGGGTAACAGTAATAAACGATCTGGTCATTGTTGCGCCCATGCCTTTGACTGTCGATGCGCGTGGTGTACCAATAGCGTTGCCATTGATGTCATAGAACGACAAAGCCACATACGAGTCCTGCCCACGCACATAGGCCGCGCCAGTAACCGGCTGACCGGGTAAGACGGGGATCTTATAGCGACCAAAAAATATGCTCCCCGTCGCACCCGTATTCATATAGGACTGGCCCGCCCACCCATCAAGCGTTGCAACCGGTCCGCCTGCAGTAATCTCAGTGTTCAAACCGAATGTGTATGCAGATAAGTCGCAGATCGATGCTGCTGGGTCTAAAAGGTTCGTCACCGGCGCGTCGGCTGACACGAATACGAACGGGCCGGGACCCCACTCACCGTTAGCGAAAGCTTCGAGTGCCGCCGCTTGTGCCGGGGTGGTAGCGTCTGATGTTCCAATGCCCCATGTCCTGCGCTGGATTGGTTTTAGCTGTGCTTGACGCTTGCCCTCGACGGATGTCTCGAAGAAGTACTTTTCGTCCATTTCAAGGGATTGACTGGAGGGGCATTTGATGCCGACCATTCGGCCTAGCGTTCCGAGATAAATCATTAGACCGCCCTAGCCCCTGCGCGATTCCGTGGAGTTAGGAAACGCACTCCCTTGATGCGGAAATCGACACCCTTTTGATAGTCCAGATACCGGTTGTATTCCAAGTACCCCAAGTAGGGCACGCGGATATAATGCGTTGTTTTCAAGCCGTCCGGGGTGGCATCTGTTCGTCCGATCATTCGATATGAATGCTTAGAAGAGGCATTTGTGTTGTTCATGAGACTCCTTAGAAACAGCAGTGGCCCACCGGTAAGGGTGAGCCACTACTTGTTTATCGGCGTGCGCCGTATTGCTGATTAACTTGTTGCATCGTTCCGTAGAACTTCCTGCCGTCGATCTGCACCATTGGTTTCCAGTTGGATAGGCCAGCCTGAACCGCTTGCGCAATCGCCTCTGGTGAGATGCTGGCACTTGCAGACTGTGCCTGCGCGTACCGTGCCACCTCATGAGAAGGCGGAATTGCCAACGCAAGAGCGGGTTGGTAGGCCGATGCCACGTCGTCACCCATAGATGCGTAAGTGCTGATCAGGTGTTGGCGCTTACTCTCAGCACCAACAATCACACCGTCGATAGAATCGACACCGCCGATGGCCATGGTCTTTGATGGTGAGTGCATGTCCAGTGATCGTCGGAAAGCTTTCTCTGCGCTCTTGCCGAGCTTGTAGAAAGCATCCTCAACATCCTTGGTCTTACCCTCTAGCCCGTTGACCAGACCGTCAGCAGCGTCAATACCGCCACGGTGCATAGACTTGGTGACCTCGTCGCCAGCCTGACCGGACCAGTAGTCCATGGACTTGTACGCGTTGTTGAGCTGTTCGCGCTCCTTGCCAGTAGCGCCCAGCAGGGCGTTACCAACCTGCGTTCCCTCGATGGTTCCGAGGTCTGCGATTTCTTGGATGATCGCTTCGTTGTAGCCCTTTTTACGCAGCTTTCCGAGCATCACGCCGAACCGCTTGATCTGCGCTGCTTTGCCCTGAGCTGACTTGATGAACGAGCCAGCCGACAGTGGGCCTTTCTGATCGCCGGAAAGCAGATTAGAAAGAACACCGCCCAACGAGTACTCGCCACGCAGCCCTGACGCGACAGACTTACTGACTTCTAGCAGTCGGTCACGTGCCTCAGTAGCTTTCTCAAGCTTTGTCTTGAGACTGTCAGAACGCTTCTCCAAGCTGAGCAACTGCGACTCCATGCCATACGCACTGGAACGCAACGAAGAACGTTTACCCTTGGACAGGTCTTTGTTCTGCGACTGCTCAAACAGCTTGTCCACAACGCTCATACCCGAACCGGAAGTGAAGCTGTCCGTGATTTCGCCACGCTTCAAATCACGCGACAAATCAAACCGAGCCTCAGACAAACGCCCCTGACGCTCCCGCTCAGCCTTAGCAGCCTCCTGAGCTTTTTTACGAGCCTCGTCAGCACGCTTCTTAGCTTCCTTAGCAGCCTTATCCGAAGCCTTCTTAGAAGAATCGCTAGACTTCTTAGTAGCCGAAACTTCAGCCTTGAGTTGCTTGAGCTCGTACTTAGCGTCGTACAAGTCAGCCTTGAGAGCCGCCTTGCGAGCCTTGTTCTTCTTATCGCCAGGCATCAACGAGAACTGACGTTGCAAACGGTCAACCTTCGACTGAGCCGAACCAACACGACCACCTGATGCGAGGCCAGCAAGGTGCTGTACTGCAGGGTCGTCGCGGTTGATCGCTGACAGGATGCCGTTGTATTTGTCGGAGCTCTTGTTGTTGATGATCCATTCGCGGTCATCCACCCAAGCGATTGGGTTTCCCTTGGAGGTCATCGCTAGGATTTGGTCAGTACCCAGCCCGGTGGAGGGAAGTTGCCCGCCCTCGGTGTAGCCAGGCAAACTTGCCCGACCGCCGTTAGCATTCTCAGTCAGCCCACCACGACCACCACGCCCAGTAGAAGTCTGACCTCCACTGACGACTACGCGGGTGTGGATGGTTGACCAACGGTCAGCGGCCGCAGCGTTCAACGCCGCAATAGCCCCACCAACAATAGGGTTAGCAGTAATCGTGGCGATACGAGCCTGAGCGACCGTATCCAACTCTCCGTCTGCTGTACCAGTGTTGGTAGCTTGCGCCTTGATCTGAGCTTCACGGTACTTATTAGCGACAGCGTCAGCTTTCTTACCTGTCACCTCAGCTGTACCGTTGTCAGTCACTTCGATGCGACCGTCAGGCAACGTTGTTACCTTGTAACCCATCGCTTCAAGAGCAGCAATAACTTGCGGGCTGTTCTCGTCGATCTGGATCCTACCGTCAGGAGTTGCCTTGACGAGCTCGTGAATACTAATCAGCTTGGCACCGATGTCGTCAGTGTTCGAATCGAAACTGATGTACACCGAGCCGGGAATCAAGTTCAGCTGATCGGCATACGCTGACGCTGCCTCCCTGCTGTAACCCATCGCCATTGCTTGTTCGATGAAGTTCTCACGACCATGCGCGATCTGTTCAGCCATCTCAGCGGTGGTGGCCCCTGCTTCACGCATGGGATCAATGACACCGAGAGTGCTAGAAGCAATTCCGTCGAGGGCTGCAGCGCTTTCCAAGTACTTCTGTGAAGTACTGTCTATTGCTTCACCGCTCTTGTTTACGACCTTGCCGTTTGCATCGATAGCTTCTGACGCAGAGTTGATACTTTCTTGAAGTCCACGGATCGCTTCGTTCTCACCGATGACAATCATTCCTGTGCGAACCATCGCATCGTAGAAGTCGTCAATCTTCTGCGCCGCAGCTTCAGCATCCGCAGCGATGAGCTCGTATGCTTCAGCTGCTGTCGTAGCACCCTGAGCGGCCGCTTCGCCAGCAGGTAAACCGTCCAACATCGCCTGAACAAGACGTTCCTGTGAAACTTGCGTCTCACCGTTAGCAGTCAATGCCTGATAGGCGGCATCACGGTACTGCGGGAACATGTCAATAACGTCTTGGACATCCGCACCACGTTCCGTGGCCGCAGTCATGACGGATTTGAACCCGGCAGCTGCATCTGAGAAGTTCCCGCTACCGGCGAGATCGCTCAGCGCCTGGTCCATCTTGCCCAAGTTCTCTCGGACCACTTCGGATCCGGATTCCACTCCGGGAAGCCAGGTTCCGAGGAAATCGTTGATGTTGTCGAAACCGCTCGTGTTGTAGAGTCGGTCCATTGCGCTTGCCAAGTCGTTTACTGCTGTTGGTGCGCCACCGACTCCGGAGCCACCGCCAGTCGCAACGCTTCCTTGGAACACCTTGTCGAGTGCCTCGGATGCCTTGCCACCCTTGTCTGCGATGTCGGTTAGAACGTTTACGAATTCAGTAGAATCAACGTTCTTGTCGAATCCCTTGCGGGCATCCGATGCAATAGCTGCTGCTGTAGCTATTGCTGTATAGGCTGCAGCTACTCCAAGCGCGGCTTTCTCCATCTTGGACATTGCGCCAGCAGACCCGCCAGCAGATTTGGCAGTGCCGGCCAGCCCATCATTGCCCTTGCGCAACGCACCTGCGAGGTCACGAAGGCCACCAACAGCGCCGATAACCTTTGGCGCGAACTTGGCGAATGCACCACCGGCCAGCAAAGCTACCCCAGCGACGCCACCCATTACTGTGAGAACTGTTCTTACTGGTTCGGGTAGGTCTTGCCATGCGCCGACCAGATCAGCGACCGCTTCAGCTATTCCTGCGACGGCCGGCAGCAGGACTGCGCCGGCATCGATGCCAGCATCTTTAATGTTGTTCCATGCGATACGGATCTTAGACTGTGCGGTCTCGTAGCGTTTTCCAGCTTCTTCAGCTAGTGCAGTGTTTTCTTCCCACGCCTTGGCCCCGAGAGAGAGTGAATCAGACAGTAGGTCGCCGGAGTTAGCGAGGGCGAGCATGACCTGAGTTTCCTCAGTGCCCTTGATGCCCATTTCCTTTAGTGTCGCGGTGACGTTGCCACCAGATTCGTTGACACCATTGATGCCCTTGGATACCAGATCCAAGGCTTCTACTGGTGCTTCACGGAACTTCGCTGCGAACTCGTCAGCGGAGACACCAGCAACCTTGGCGAAAGATTCTAGGCTGTCTCCACCTTCATCGACAGCACTACGCATCTTCAGCAGGACACGGGTGGTTACACCGCCACCGAGCTCAGCCTTGACACCCATAGAAGCCAGCGTGTTAGACAGGGCCAGCACGTCAGCTTCAGATGCTCCAACGGTTGCACCAGCACCGGCGATACGCTGAGCCATAGACAAGATGTCAGCTTCAGTCGAAGCGCCATCGTTACCCAGAGCAACAAGGGCAGAGCCGAAACGCTCAACACCCTTAGACCCCTCACGGTCCATCGTGCCCATGACGTTCGAAATCTGGGCGATGTTCGTTGCCGCTTCTTCGGCGGTCAGGTTCGTTGACTCGCCCAAGTCGATCATGGTCTTTGTGAAACCTGATACGTCCTTGCGTGCGACACCCAACTGGCCGGCCGCTTCAGCAACCGCCGCAATCTCAGTGTGCGTAGACGGCAAAGTCTTTGCGAGGCCACGAAGCTCCCCTTCAAGCTGTGCCATCTGCTCCGGTGAACCATCAACGGTTTTGGTGACACCAGTCCAAGCTGATTCCCAATCGATGGCTTCCTTGGTGGAAAGCGCCAACGCACCAACTATGGCGGCACCGCTGGCAACCATGCCACCAGATACCTGGTTCCAAGCCTTGTCGTTGTCGCGTGCTGTCTGGGCAAGCTTGCCCATGCTACTGGTTGCGACAGCAGACTTGTCAGCTAGGTATTGCTGATCTGACGCGAATTCGCGGGTAGCATCCGACGCACGTTCCAAGCCGAGCTCTGCAGCTTTGGCTTCGGTGACCATGCGCCCGAATTCGTCGCGTAGGTTACCGGACGCGTCATAGGACAAGCCTAAGTTTTGGGCGGCATCGCTAGAGCTTTTGCCGAGGCGTAGGAGTTCGGCGCGTGCTTCAGCCGCAGACTTCTGCGCCTCGGATAGCCCTTTGGCTGCTGAGGTTCCGGCTTTTTCTGTTGCGGTTGCTGTTTTGTTGGCGGCGTCTGCTGCGGCTGCCATGTCGCGTTTGAATGCGCCAATTTCGGCTTTGATTCTGACTACGACATCGCGCTCAGCCACGTTGGCACCGCCTATTCAATTAGAGTTTTTGGGCATAAGAAAACCCGCCAGATGCCCACAAAAGAATGTGGGAATCTAACGGGCTAGATCTTTGCCGTCAGTGTTACTACGCGGAGGCTTTGCCCTCTGCTTCATGCTTATCCAACGCCAAAATGTATGACGCCGTCGTTGCCGCGGCAATCTGCTTTAAATAGCCAGTAATAGCTACCAGCAAGCCAATGGGGAGAAGCCCAATAAATACTGGCGAGCCATCATTGATGATGACGATACCGCCGATGAGCAGTCCGATGACCGCAACTATGACCCCAATTGTTTGGAGTGCTGAGCCCTCATTTTGTACGTACTGACTTGAAGGGTGAGTGATGAAATTTGCCATGACAGAACCATAACAGCACGTTCAGACCTTTTAGTTGAAAGTCACATTATGGCTATTCGGCATCCCATACGGGGTAGAACAGTTGTCCTGGGTATTGGTTGTTTTTGTTGTCGTTGTGTGCGGCTTCTTTGGCTTCGCATGCGTGGCAGATAGTTTCTTTCCACTCGACACGACCGACATTGTCATCTCCGAAGCCGATGGATGAAGGGACGCCACATGAGTGGATGCTGTCCTCGTACTGTTGCAGGGCTAGCGCCATGACGCGGTCTTGTTCTAACCATCGCCCGGTGTCTGCACGGAAGCCCAACAATACGGTGACGGGGATCCTCCATGACCGGGCTGTTTTAGCCCAGGTGACGAAGTGTCCCCATCGCCGTGTTGTCATGGCCGCTACGATTTTGGGACGGTGACCTCTGGGGTCTCGTTGTTCGCCTTGTATGCGGCATCTGCGAGTAACCCGATTTGGGATTCGCCGAGCTTCTCGTACAGGGTGCGGGTCTGGTCGAGGGTGAGTTGCTTCCACCCTTCACCGACCTGCATTTTGGTGGCTTCGGCGATCATCCGCAACGTGGTCTCATGGTTGATGACCTTGTCGGTGAATTCCTTTACACCGATGCGGACGTAGGCGTTGATGTCTGCGGGCACGGTGATTTCCATGCGCTTGCAGGTTTTCTTCGCTTCGGCGCTTCCCATCGATGCGGCTTCGTCGATCTTGTCGGTGCAGTCTTTGAGGACGGTTCCGCGGATCGCGTCGGTTTCTTGCTTGGTGAGTGCGGTGACGCGGAAGACTCGCTTGGAATGGTCGATACGGTTCCATAGGTCGTCGATCTGCGCTTCGAGTTCGGCGTTGGGGTTGTTGGTACCGCCTAGTGCTTCGTCGCCTTCAGCTACTTGTTCTACAGGCTGTTTCTGGGCTTCGAGTGCTTCGACCTCGGCGATGAGGTCCATGCGTGCGTAGAGGTTGACGTTGTGGGTGTTTCGTTCGCCGGTTGCTAGCCACTGGTCGAGGTCTAGTTCGGCGTTTGGTGCAATGTTTTCAGACACGGTTGACTCCTACTTGTTTGGGTTTAGTTTTCGATTGGGATTCGGATGACGTGCTTCACGTACCCGTCACCGAAAGTGTTGAGCTTTCGGGTTCCGTTTTCGTTGCGTTCAAACACAACGGCGGTTACTCCCTCGGGCCCAACGTTGAGGTTGGTGAGTTCTTCAGGTTTGAATCCAAAGTTGTTCAGGAACTCTTTTAGCTGATCGCGGGTGATGGATTCCGGCACGCCCTGAATGGTTTTCGCCATGGTTGACTCCTAAAGGTTTGGGAGACTCCCTAAAGGGTTTAGAGTCCGGGTAAGAGCGGGAGTCAAGCACCCCTACCCGGACTGGTCTTTACCTGCGGTTACCGACTATGGGCCAGCAACGATGGCACGAGCCTTGAACGCCTGCGGAGCAAACGACATGCCGAACTTCTCGTAACCAGCCGTAGCTGGCGACAGTGGGCGTGGGGTCAAGGTGGTCACCTGCATCACGGATACTTCATCAGCAGCCACATATGGCGTATCTGATGGGTCTTCGCCGTCAGCAACCTGACCGATACGCTCCACGAGGTAACCGTTGATGTCCTTATCGGTGAACGTGGTCCACGCGATGTCGTCGGCGGTTTCCTTGAATCGGAACATGTTGAAGGCAGCTTCAACAGTGTCGATACCAGGCGCACCAGCTTCGATGTCGTCACACAAAGACTGGTCGACAACAATGTTGGTACCGGTTACGCCGAAGCTGTAATCGGCTGCGGTTACGAGGCAAGTCAGCTGCACGCCAGCGTTGAGCTCTGCCGCGGTTGGGCTCTTGATATTCGCGATGGTCGGCACCCAGTCAAGGCGACGGTTCGCGGTGTTCAGCATCTTTGGTCCGGGAGCGGCCATTGCTATTTACCTGCTTTCTGGGAAGGAACTTCTTTGAGTCGTGGGAATCGTCCGTCGACCCATGTTTCTGGGACGGGACGGCGAACGACTTCGCCTGTGACGGTGTCGTACACGCGTACTTTCTTGTTGGGGTCGTACACGCGTTGTGGTTTGGCTGGTTCGGTCACGGTGTTGGCCGGCGCGGTGGCTGGCTCAGTGACCTGCTTGGGGGTTGCCAAAGGGTTGGCCTCCTAATTGGTGGTGAGCCGCCATGAGAGCGGCAGATAGAACCGGGCCGGTGTGACCTGGTTGTCTGTGAGTGGCTTCATGACCCGGAATGCGTCTGCGTCGGGTTTTAGCCAGTGGTTCCCGATTCGGGTGTTTGTGAGTGCTTGTGCGACGAGTTGCGCGCAGGCTCGTGAGTGTGCGGGTGTGGGGCCGACACAGTTAGTTTGTGGCGCCCAGTCGTGAACTTGGGTGTCTGTTTTGCCGGTGAGGTCCGGGTCTTGAATGTCGGCGGTGATTCCGGCGAGCAGTAGCACGTACGGGAGGATGTAGCCTGCGCCGTCGGTGGGGAGCTTTTCGGGTACGTACCCGTCATAGATACGGCCACCTAAAGCGGGGATTGCTTTTAGGGTGGCCGTGAGCTCTGTATTCAGTTGTGTAGCGTCCATTTACCCGCCTATTGCTTTTGCTGCGAGTTGTTCCATTGCCTGCGCGAACGCTGGTTCGTGTTTGTCGGCTGCGGGCCCCATGAATGGTTGGGCTGCCATACGGCTCGTGCCTAGCTCGACGTAGGTGGCGTAGTTTGCTGATGCGCGAACCTCGGCTGATGGTGAGTCTTGGGAGACGCTCCGCAGGTCGGAAGTTGTGATCGATGAGCGCAGGTTTCCGGTATCTACCGGGGAGAGTGTCTTAGCCGTAGCTTCGATATCCTTGGCAGTCTTTTTCACGGCGACTTTTGCTAGCTGACCGACGATCTTAGGGACAGTGCCAAGGTCTACAGCGAGGGATCGCAATTCCGATGCATCGAAGCTCACGGGATACCGCCTAAGGGTTTTGTTGGGTTTGGTTTTCCCATGCGATGAAGTCGTTAGCCCACAACTCGGATCCGGTCATGCGCTGTTTGAGCGTGTACTCAACCCCGTTGCTGGTGACGATGTCGCCGCGCTCCCCCACGTGAAGCGGTGGAAGCGGATTCACCGCAAGGTACGGGAGCTGGATCAAGTATTGGCGTGACTCAGTTGGCTGGTCTGTTGGGAACGCTGTTGATTCACGCTTCAGCTCCTGAATACGTGCCATCCCAGACCAAACCGGCGTGCGTCCCGTCCACCCGTCAGGCAACGGGAATGGTGCTGGCCCATCAGTGACACGCTCAATGACACAGTCCGCGGTCATACCCCCGGCAACCACCGGACGATGATGCTCAGACCAACCAGGCGGGATGATGCTAGATCCGGGGAAAGGCATCAGAAGACCCTCCACGATTCAAGCTCATTCAACCCGGATCCGGTGTCGATAATTTCAAACACGCCACCAAAGTGTGGGTCTTCATTGTCAGCTTGATCGCGTAACCCTGCAGCGAGTTTCCGCAGTGCTTCCGCAACCTTCGCGCCATCGGTGGACAAATCCTGAGTCCTGATGACCTTGGAGACCAGCACTTCGGACACTGCGATGGCTTCGAGCGCGTCAGCAGCTGCCCGGTAGACAGCCCACCGTGCCCCGTCTTCCCAGCCCTGCATCTCCAAATAGGTTTGCAAGGTCTGGTCATCGATCAAGGGCGGGGTGGCCATGTCTGCGATTAGTACACGCACGTGCTTGATTGGTGTTTCGTAGTCCATGACCACCACTCCCCTATCCGATGTGTTTAGACAGTGCCGTTCGAGGCGTAAACGCCTGAGGTGAAGCCCTTGTCGATGCCGTAAACGTCGCGGCCACGGAACCAGATGGAATCGTCGTTGAACGATCCTGCATCAACCGGTACGGTGCCGCCGCCTGGGCGTTCGCCCTGGTCACGCTTGACGCGGATGTCCACGTTTTCCTCGCCCGAAAGCAAGGTGCGGATGATTGCTGGCAGATCTGAGGAACCTGCAGGAACCAGAGCCCAACCGGTGGACTGTGCAGCGCCGAGGCGCTTGCCAACCGCACGGGATTCCAGTGGGGTGACGACACCCTTGAATGGGTTCTGAACGCGGGTCTTGGTGACCTTCGCGCCGTCGGTGACCTGCATTTCCAGTTCGTACGCGTTTAGCACGCGCAGAACCTCGGAGCGTAGGCCAGCCGAGTGAACCAACACGAGGTTGGACACGTCGACCAGGTCGCCACGGTGGTCAACAACCTGTGACAACTGCTTGATAGCAGCATCCAGGTTGTCAGCGGTGAACTTCTTGGTGTCCACGGTGCCGAAGAAGTTCGCACTCCAGTTGCCGGCGGTAGCGTCGACCAGCAGGTCTGCTACACGGCTGTTCTGGCCCTTGACCGAACCGTTGCCCAGTACTACAGGGAAGTTGGCTAGTGCGGTGAACTGGCGGGAACGGCGAAGCTCCCACGACAGGCCGTAGGACTTACCGTGCTTTTCAGCACCGTGAGTCAGTTCGGTTTCGTTCATCGAACCGGACTTGTACTCTTCGAGTTGCTTCACGGTCTCGAATTCGTCCGAGCCCCACAGGTCAACCAGCTTGTGACGGTTGAAGTCGTCAACAGTGGTGTTGGTGAGGATTGGTTCGAATTCCTTTACCGCAGCTTTCTGGGCTGCGATGGCCTTCTTGGTGAATGCGTCACCGAGCAGGATTGGGAAGTCGTCGGTGCTGAATGCTTCGAGCAGGCGTGCCTGTGCGAACGGGTCGGATCCGGTGCGGCCGGCACCGAACAGCTTGGCGGCTTCGTGGACGCGCTCTTCGTGGGAGGATGCGCGGCGGAAGCCTTCCTGTGCAATTTCGTGAGTCATGGTGTTGACTTCCTTTCTTAGGCGGTTGCGCCAGCGGTGTAGCCGAGCGGCACGACCTCAACGGGTGCGGTGCCGGTGGTCTTCGATGCGAGCGCTACGCCCCAAGGGGTGTTGCCGGTCGCGGTGGCGGTAAGTACGCCAGCCGAAGTGATGTAGACGGGCAGGCCCTGGGTGGCGAGAGCACCGGTAACGGGGATGTCCCAGGAGCCGTCCAACCAGATGGTGACCTTTTCGCCGATGGCAGCATCAATCTGTGCTACGCCGGAGATCTGGCCTACCTGTACTGGGTCGCCGGACTTGATCGCCTTGGTGGCGGTGACGGTGATGTGTAGGGCGTTGGTGTAACGCTGGTTCTTTGCCACGGTGTTGCCTCCTTAGAGTGCGTTGATGATGTCTTCGTCGGAGACAGAGGTCTTCGACTCGGTGATGGTCTGGGAGCCAAGTCCGCGTGGCTGGCCTGCACCTTGGTCGGCTTCGTTCTTCGCTGCGGCTTCGGTGACTTCTGCACGGAACTTGTCTGCGTCGAAGTCGTCCGGGGTTGCTGCGGATTCGGCCAAGCGGGTGTAGAGCGCTGGTGCGTCTTCGCCGAAGGCTTCTACGACGATGCGCTTGGCTTCTGCGATGCGGTTCGCGGTGGCTTCGGTTGCACGCTCTGCGGCTTCCTGTGCTCGTGCGTCCTTTTCGGCCTGCAGTTCTGCTTCCAGCGCGGTGGCCCGGCTGGCGGACTCGCGCAGGTCGGCGAGTTCCTTGTCATCAATGGTTGCCATGGTGGCTTCCTCCTGATTTTCGGTTACCCCAGCCGGGACCGGCGGGGAGATTACGGGGTCGTATTCGACGCGTCGGCGTACCTCAACTGGGTCGCCGGTGAGGGTAACGTTCACACCGGTCAGCCCATAGGCCTGCCGGAAGTATTTGTCACCAATTTCGTAGTAGACGTAGGTGTCATCGTGGTCAGCTACCCAGGCATAGTTGTCGTGGGTTGCGCGGACTGTGGCTTGCAACCACATGCGCACGTCGCTGGCTGTTGCTTCAGCGATGATGGACCGTGACTCTATGGCTTTGGCTGCTTCTAGGATTTGGTCGACTTTTCCGCCACGGCCTGCCACGGTCACGAGGTCTGCACGGTTGAACGGGTCGGGAATGATTCGTTCAACGACTTTTTTCCCGGACTCGTCCGTACTAATCTCTGCGCTGGCGAAGATGCTGGCGCCAATGTGTTCGTGGAAGTCTTCGACAAGGTCACGCCATGCGGAAGCTACTTTTGCTTCGGCCTGTAGCGCCCCGCCTTCGCCGATGTATGCGTCTTCGTCGAGGACGATGGCGAGGTTTCGTAGGGAACCTTCGGGGCGTTCCATCATCTCGGTGGGTGTGTCGTGGTCGATCATCCCCAACGTGCCACGCGGGAATGCACGCTCAGCGGCGGCGGTTGCCAGCACCTCGGGTGCATAGTCTCCGCTTGACCCGGTGCCGGGGCTGATCAGGGTGAGCAGGATTCTTCCGGGGCCGCGCCGGGTTGCGGTTGCCGCTTCGCGGATTCTTTTAGGCACGGGGCCTCCTATAATCATGGTCATGGGGTTAGACAACGCGAATGACACACCAGGTGAACCGGGGGCATGCCCGGGCCATGAGTGGCGGGTCGGCAAGGTGTACTTGCGTCCGACTGGCGGATCCATGTCGGTTGTCTGTAAGTGGTGTGGGACGGTGCAGTATGAGCCGTCACGAAGCGATGGCTTGTAGGTCCCTTACTGGGGTTTGTGTGTAGGAGTCTCGCCATGCGTCTGATTTGCGGAGTGTGGCGAGGTCTTCCCATTGGATTTGACCGTCGTTGAGTAGTTGCATCCGGGTTGGACCCATGATTGCTAGTTTGGAGTCGTCGGTGAGTCCGTCGTACCAAGTGCGTGCGTCGGGGAAGGTGTCGGCTGGTTCGTCAATACCTGTGAAGCCAAGCTCAGCCCACGACTTGGTGATGTCAATGCGTGCACACCGGCCGTTCTGATGGTCAATCGGTCCGAACTCGTCCACCGGGTACAAGGTGCCATGCTTCGATAGGCAGGACGGGCAGGTGCGCCGATCTAACGTGCACTGCCACTTCCAACCAGTCAGCAAGTCAGTGTTGGCTTTCGCTGCAGTCTGAGAACCTCGCCGATGCGCATCCAACATCTCAGTGCGGGCGATCCTGGTTGCACGGGCTAGTCCACCGTTGAAGTGTCCTTCGGTAGCTTTCATCAGCTTGCGGGCCACTTCACGAGGATTGTCACCGACTGCTATGCCTCGCACCAGTTCTTGGCGCATCGCTTGAACAACCCACCCAGCCAACGGCTTGCTTGCCGCATGAATCTGTTGGGTCGTTCGGGTAACGATTGCGTCCAATGCTTCCGTTGCGGGTGCATCCAAGTTGAATGACACACCGGCTTGGTCTGTTGGTAGTTGTGACTGTAGGACTGCTTGGTGGGAGCTCACAGCGTCGAGGACTGCGTCAGCGAGACTGTTTTCGATGACCTCGTTCGCTCCACGTGTTAGCTCATTGAGTGTGGCTCGTGCTTGCCTGAGAGCGGACTGTAGGCGTCGGTTGCGTGCGACTACTGCACGGGGCAACCGGTCAGGCGCACCGTGCAATAGATCCAATAGGGCTTCGTTGAATAACGGTGTGAGTGAATCCCACGCGTCAACCCATGACCGGGTTAGTGCTATGACTTGTTCGTCGGTCATGCGTTGCAGTCGCCGGCGTGTGTCGGCGGCTATCAAGAGTGTTTCGTCTGTGACAGCCACCAACATCACCGCCTTTATACTTCTTCTGCTGGGTCTTCGCCACGGCGGAACGCATCCGCAGCGGCTTGACCGGCAGCACCAATCGGGTCAATAAAGTTGCCGTCTTCGTCCTGCAGTTCAGCCAACCATTCGTCAACATCACGCACGTTCAACGCACGCATGACCAGTTCAGCAAGAAGCAACGGTGGGATGTGACCGTCTGCCTTTTCCAAGGCTTCCATCATCGTCTTAGCGTCGATCTTAGAGATGTCCGGGAACGTGATCGTTAGCGTCCGGTCTTCCTCGTTGTTGAGGATGGTCTCTAGCCGGTCACCGTCACGAACAGTCTTCCCTTGACCACGCAGTAACCCGCGTGGTGCGATGACTGCTTGGTCGATGACGTAGCCGAGGATCTGACGGCGAGCTTCACGCCACACGTCCTGTCGGCCCTGCATGGTCAGCTCGGTTGGCTTGTCCAACGTTTCCGCCACAGCTCGTGCACCGGTCTGGCCAGGGTCAGCCAACAACATGGTCACTGGGATACCCAACGCAGTAGCAACCATGGCAGCCAGGGGTTTAGCCGACTCAGAGTCGATGGTCGCCCCAGTCTTAGGGATCGCTTCCAGCTTCGTGTCATCAGTAGCGTTCACACTGCCACCAGCTGTCATGCCCGGAATCTTTTCCAGTTCACGACGAGCATTAGCAGCAGTACGTTTCCCGGACTTGCCGACGCGTTGCCAAACAATCTTGGACAGCGCATTCATCATGACAGCCCATGATTCAAGGAATTCCTTGTACCCGCGAGCCCATGGGATTGCTGCGTATGCGTCGCCGATGCCGTACTGCCAACCGGTGAGGGCGTTGACCTTCACATGGTAGATCGGGGCATCCCACACGATTTCGTGCTGTTCGTTTGAACCGGCTGGCCGGTAGAAGCGTTGGCGGATCTGTGGGCGGTAGTCGTAGCGCGGATGGTAGGTGATGACTTCTTGTTCGTCGCCTGTGGTGGTGCGTCGGTTGTAGACCCGCTTGTAATAGCGGACTGTCAACGAGTCTTCAGGGTCAGTGACCTGTTCTTGAATTTCTTCGAACTGGATCACTCGCGGCTTCACACGCCCAGTGAGTGGGTTGGTGAAGAGTGCGAAGAACACGTTGCCGTCAGTTCCCAAGGCGAGCTCGTTGCGTGCCTGGGCTTGCGGTCCTGCGAAGACTTCGCGTACTTCGGCGTCATCCAGCCATGTTTGAACGATGTCGTTGACTTGTTCTCCGGTGGCTGTGGTTCCAACGCCTTGCCCGAAAACATATGCTGCACGCAGTTCTAGCCCACGCTTGATTAGCGGGTTAGCAATCGCGTATATGCGGCACAGTTCAGCGTTGCGACGGCGAGCCTCTGGGGTGAGTTCTCGTTGCCCATCCTGCAGGATCCGTTCCCAGCCAGCGTCTTCACGAGCCAACGACAACTGCGCCATGGACTCAGTGAGGTTCTCGATCTTGTGTTCGAGCGTATCCACGGTACCTACAGGGACCGTCTCTGTTCCGGTGGTGTCTGATTCTTGGGCGAATCCAAGCCAAGTGCGTAAGCCCATGGGTGACACCTCGTTTCGTTAGTACTGGGAAAGGTAGTAGCCCTGTTCGTCCAGGACGTCGTATTCGTCAGGTTGGACTAGTTCATCTTCGACACTGTCTATCCGGTGCAGGAGTAACTGGTTGACTGCTTGGGACATGGTGTCTAGCTGGTCATCGTTGGCGCCTGCAGGGAATGACAGTGCTTCTTGGGTGAAGTTTTCTATCCACGGGCATAGCGTCGTGGATGGGAGCACAATGTTCTTTGAGAACGCCAATGGTGAAACGGCGGATACGCGAGCGTATTTGGATCCGACTGGTTCAACTGGGATCAGGCCGATGATGGACTTGTTCAAGGCGTTCATTACTGCTGGGCCGTTGGCTTTGTCTTCGACGAGTTTGGCGGTGGCTTCTGGCCATTTTGCTGTGAGCGCGGTGATCGCGTCACAGGTCTCGTTGAAGTTCATCCGCCGGCGCACCTGGTCTAGCAGGTAAGCAATGTTGCCGACGCGCAGCCAGACTTGGCCAACAACGTAGTCGCTGGTGTTCTCACCCTTGAATGCGAGGTCCCATGACTGTATGAGTTCGTGGTCGTCGCGGTCGATGCCGGGCACTGTGTGCCTGCCGTCGGGGTGTTCGATCCAGAGTGGTTGGTCGTAGCGTGCCCACTCTGTTGGGAGTACGCCGCCGTCGTCCAAGGTTGGGTTGCCCTGGTAAAGGGATTGCCACACTTTAGGGCCGACAGAGACTTTAATCTGTTCCCACTGCTTCGGGGTGCGTTGGCGGGCTGATTCGAGCCAGTCACCGGGTTTACGCCCTAGCGGGTCACCTTCGACAGCTTCGGCTGGGATGTTGAGTACTGTCCAGCGGTCTGCGTCTTCACCTGCGAGCAGACGGCCTGCGAGGTCGTCAGCATGCCAACGAGTCAACACTAGGATGACCGGTGCGCCGGGAGCCAGACGGGTGATGCCGACTGACTGCCAGAATCCCCACGCTTGCTCACGATAGGTTTTCGAGTAGGCCTGTTCAAGGTTGCTGATGGGGTCGTCAATGAACAACGCATCAACAGCACGACCTGTTAGACCACCACGGATACCGACTGAGCGGACGCCACCCTTGTTGGCTTCGAGCTTCCAACGTCGTGCGGCACCGTTGTCTTTGGCAACACGTAGCCCGAGGTCAAGGGTTTCATCATCGCCGTCGTTGGACGCGATGTGGTTTCGGATGTTCCTGCCGAACTCGTCTGCGAGGTCTTGGGCGTAGGAAACAATGGCGATACGTCGGTCAGGGTTACGGGTGAGGAACCAGAGAGGCCCAATCGTCGTGACACGGGTGCTCTTGCCTTCCTGCGGTGGAAGGTTGATGATCAGCCGGTCAATCTCCCCCGCTTCAACCTTCACCAGATACTCGTCGATCAGATCCAACGCGGGAGTCTGCAGGGTGGTCGGCTCGATAGCCTTAGCCAGCTGTCCGGGGGTCGCCCAGTCATGCTCGGGTGCTTCGAACATGCGGGCTGCGTACTCCGCCCAATCAAAAGCGGCAGACACGGCAGCACCTCCACGGTATTCACGATATGATCGGGCCATTCCATTGGTCCTACTTGGGGAGAGAACTATGAGCAACGAGACCGCGCAGATCGCTTCGTCTCTGGACGGAATCAAGCAGTCAGATGAAGAGTCAGCGATTGAGTTTTGGTACGCACGCGATCTCATGGCTGCTCTCGGGTACAACAACTGGGAGAGCTTCGCGAATGTAGTCAAGAAAGCCCAGACAGCTTGCCAGACGGCGGGGATACCAGAGGATAACCATTTTCGTCAAGCGACGAAAATGGTCTCTATCGGCTCTTCTGCGATGAGACCTATCGAAGATGTGATGCTCAGCAGGTTCGCTTGCTACCTCGTTGCACAAAACGGGGATCCAAGAAAAACGCAAATTGCGGTGGCTCAAGCTTACTTTGCGTTGCAGACGCGCCGCGCTGAACTCCTGGATGAGCAGATCGAAAAGCTGCAACGGTTGGAAGCAAGAGACCAGCTGCGCCAATCGGAGAAAGCCCTCTCCGAGTCGTTTGCAACACACGGGATCGAGGATAGCAAGTCTTATGGGATTATCCGGTCAAAGGGAGACCAAGCATTCTTTGGGGGGTTCACGACCCAACGAATGAAGGACAAGTTCGGGATCACGTCCACCCGCCCGCTAGCCGACTTCCTTCCTACAATTACTTTGGCGGCCAAGACCTTGGCTACTGAGATGTCCAAGTTGAATATCGAGCGCTCCGACATCCACGGCGAATCTGCAATCACCGTGGAGCACGTAGCCAATAACAAGAGCGTACGGAACATGCTGGGTGAGCGAGGCATTAAGCCCGAAGAGCTCCCCGCGGAAGAAGACATTAGCAAGGTCGCCCGCAAACACGTAAAAGAACAAGGGCAATTGCACAACAGCAAACTGCCTGAAATAAATAACGACTAGAATCTCAAGTTTTAGTTATTGACGGCGGTCGTTTTGTCCGCGGTGTGCGCCTCGCGTAGCGGGTCGCATGTGTGTTGTGTCGGCTTGTTGGCCGCCGTCAAGTTGTGTGGGGCAGATCTGGATACCCGTTCGAACTTTTACAGTTTCGGATCATGTCCAGTCTTAGCGCCCTGCGCGACTATTGGAGTCGTGCGGGTTGGCAGGGACCCCTCGTGCGACTGGCAGGACTCGAACCTGCGCGCCATGGCTCTACCAGCTGAGCTACAGTCGCTCCCCTGGGTCTCGTGTACCCGGGGGCTATTTGGTTGTGCGTGCTGGTGGTGCCGGTCTTGGCAGGTTGTGTCTACGCCTTGGGGGTACGTAGTCCTGCTCTCAGCGTTCTTATTGTCGATAAGGTTCTCCACCCGCTGCGCAGATCTTCACTGGTTACAGTTCTTCGATCTTGGCTTTTAGCCTAGTGACACTTCCACGGTTTTGCAACTTCTACGCGCATCTTTTGCTTGCAGTGCTTGCACTTGTTTGCAGTACTTTGAGTACTTCGGCTGGCGAGTGGCCCTCCTGCCGGGTTTTGAGGTCGCATCGTGGGTGGAGTTTGCCTCTGTGCACCCATTGTCTGGCGGTCGCGTATTTAATCGAGTAGCCGGCATCTTTCAGTGCTCGGACTACGACGGCGAGTGGTGCGATGTGGTGCCAGGCTTGGGCGAATCGTTCTGTGATGCGGTCAGTTAGGTCGTGTTCGCGGTGGCATTCTTTGCATCGGCCAGTGGTGGCTGTTTCGTGGCCTTCGACAATGCCATCACAACGGGTGACAGTACCCTCGGTGTTCAGGTTGAGCGCCCCACACTCCCCCAGTGGTCGCTTCACAAGTGGCCTGTCTGCTGCCGAGAGTACACGCCGTTCAAGGTCACGCAACTCTAGATAAATGTCGGCAACGTAGTCGCCCTTGCGTAGATGGGTGGCCATGGCCCGCAGGTACTCTGCAGAGTGGAACGTGGTGGTGAAGATCCTCAGCAGGTTTGGTTCCTCATTCCCGTTCACCCAGTGCGCGAGCTCGGTTAGCCGGCGTTCGTATTCACCAAGCCGTTCAGCCATGTCCAGATTCAACGGCGCACCAGGCGCCGACGTACCAGCAGAACCAACACGTGGCTGCACGCTCATGTTCGCCAACGTCGCCTGCGCTGTTTTCAGCGTGGCCGGCACACGATCCAAGACGGCGCGGAACCGGGTATCGCAATGATTGCAGAGGTACAGGCCCGCGGCGGTGGTGTACTCACAAACTAAACATGCCATCAAAATTGAATTCCCTCGTCTTCTGAATACTCGCGGATTACCATCAGCCCGGCCAATCGATCCTGAATAGACGTGTTGCCTCTAACCTCGACCAACCATTGGCGAGCAGATTCGCATATGTCCTTACACAAGATATCCACTTGGAGCTGCAGTACGTGATCAATCTGATTTAGGTGAATAACGAATCCAGGAGGCGGCGCTATAACAATGAAGCGCTCTAGACTTTCACGCGCCCTTTGCAAGATGATGTCGTCGGAACCCTCGTGCAAGACCGCGCATCGCAACGCATACAGGTCGTTCCCGCTCAGAAAGATGTGCTCTTGATCCCCGCCGACGCGCCGCGTGTACTTGGGTGTGAAGTATGTATTCACCCACTTCGAGTACCTCTTCGCGGACCCCTCGGTTGGGGCCACCATTTTGGCGCAAATGTCTGGGATAGTCAGCGCCAGCGACAGAGCGGCATACCAATTCTTCTCAGCAATAGCTTTCTCGACTGCGACGATCAGGTTCTCCATGCCCTAATCCTATCCATCCTGATCAATCACCGACTTGTGCAGGTCTAACCCTGCCGGAGTGTCGGTGCCGGTGATGTTGACGGGGTGTGTTGGTTCGATGGTGGTTTGGAGTAGGCCGGACGGAACAAGGACTTCGACGATCACGCTTGCACGTCCGAGCGTGTACTCCGGCTCGGTTGTGCACAGGCGTTCTTCGGCGATCAGGTTGCCGGTGTGAGTGACACCAGACAGCGTACCGGTCACGGTGTCGTCGCCGAGTTCGATAGTGATCGTCTTGCCGAGGTCTGCGCCTGATAGGTGGCGGGCTTCGCGGGTGATGCTCATGGTGTTCCTCCTGTGAGTTGGCGTAGGGCGTTGGGGACGATGGTGGGGAGCATGTCGGCTTGGATCTTGGAGAGGTTGAGGGCGGCGAAGATCTGCTTCAACGCGACAACGACGAGTTCGGCTTTCTGCTCTTCCAATTCGATACGCCGTTGTTCAATACCGGCTTTGAGTGCCATGGTGGTGAGCTTGGCGAAGTGCTCACGTTCGGTCAGATAAATTCGATACCAAGTCGAGAATCCTGCCTCTTGTACGGTCATATCGACTGGCCCTTGGGCACCGATACCAGCCTCAGTCTTTGTTATCCCCCATACAAGTTCGTTTGGTTCGATCTCTGCGACTCGTTCGCGTAGCCATTGGACGTGCGCGTGACTGATCCGGATCTCTTGGAGCAGTGCTTGGGCTGGGTCGACGTCAGGGTATTTGTCGGTGATTCCGAGCGTGCCTATGGCGTGGTTCAATTCTTGTTCCGCGATCCTTGCTTCTGCCGCTGTTTTAGCTTTCGGGCTATTACCACCGTGCCGGCCACACCGGACACCGCCGGGCACTGGGGAGGATCCGCAAGCTTCGTCTTTGCCGCGCTTCTTGGCGCCGCAGATCAGCTTCCCGCCGCGCTCTTGCCCTGGGGCGTAGGTGGGGTCGCCTTTGTATCGTTTGATCGCTTTGCCCAGGTTCTCAGCGGTAACTCTAACGACCATCGGCTGGTTCCTCCTTGTACTGGTTGGCGCGGGCGCGGAGCCATGCGGTGATTGGCTGGGCTACGCGCAACCGGTCTTGTAGGTTGCCCTGGATCAGTTCGTTCCAGGCCTTGTATTGAAAGGCGTTGGCTACCTCGTTGAGTGCTTCTGCTTTCGCTTCGGCGCGGACGGTTTCAAGCCAGCCATCGAATGCGGTTTGCACCTTGGAGACAAGTTCTATGGCCTGAGTGCGTGGCAGTGGATTCAGTTCGTTGTCTACCCACGCGTCTCGTAGTTCATCCACGTTCGGGGTGTACGCCCCGTGGTAGGTGGCTGCGTGCTTCTCATTAGCGCTCATGGGAATCTTCTCCTATGTTTTTGATTAGTAATTTCTGTGCTTCGACCTGTATTGTTTTCCCTTGTGCATCTCAGTCCTGATGCTGAACGAAGTCACTCGATCCCAACAGGAGGAAGTTATGGGTTTCATTGGTTGGATTGTTTTAGGCCTTATTGCTGGTGCGATCGCTAAGGCGATCAAGCCTGGTGAGCAGGGTGGCGGCTGGCTCGCTACCCTGGTGCTTGGTGTTGTTGGTGCCGTTGTGGGTGGTTGGATCGGCTCCGCGTTGTTCAACGTGGATATCAGCTCGTTCTGGTCGCTTTCGACTTGGTTGCTGGCCATCGGCGGCTCGCTGATCGTCCTCGTTATCTGGGGACTGATCACACGCAAGAAGGCGTAATTTGCGCGACAGAACGGGGTCTTACCTTTCGAGGTGAGGCCCCGTTCGCTATGCCTAGGCATCACGCACCTCCGGGCGGTAGATGGACAGTTCCGCCTTGTCTCCGAGTGACCAGCTCCGATCGGTCTTCACGGTGAGGACAACGAGAGTTTCATCTGGCGCAAGTTCTGCTTCCAGTTCGTGATTCCCGTCCCAGCTGATTAGGTGGATCTTGGCCGGGATGGATTCCACGCTGTCCACTACCGGCTGGGCGACGGCGCGGTAAGCCTCGATTGCGCACTCAGCAAGGTCGTCCATATTGCCGCCATTCTCCCAGCAGTCGAAAGTTGCGGATCGAGCGTGTGCGAGCGCGTCAGGGTTTAGCGGGGGCTGGTTCACTTGGTGTCCTCCTTAGCCATTTCACGTGCTTTACGGGCAACAGCGAGCCATTGCTCTTTAGCTAACTGGTGCGCTTCATCCCAAGAATTAATTGGTTCTAGGTGGACACGATACGTGTTGAATAGTTCCAACGCTTCAGCTTCCAACTCCGCCCGCTCCTTAGCTTCGGCGTCCACCTTTTCTTCAATCAGGATGTAGTTGCATAGGTTGTCTACTACTTCCTGGATGTAGGGAGAAGGTGTTTCAGCCAACCCCGCCGCTTCGAGGATTGCGAGGGCAAACTTGGCTGATTCGTCAGGGGTATATCGGACAGCTCTGGCGCCGGGGCCATCGCTCGCCACGACCAGTGGCCCGCGAGAGTCACTCATAACCGTGATGCTCGTGTTGGGTCGCTCCGTGATCGTCAAGTACTCAGTCGGTTTCATTGTTTTCTCCTTGGTTGGTTCGTGCCATACGGTCGGCTAGTCCTTCGTCGGCCAGCTTGCGGGTCGGGCAAGGCCAGCGCTGCCAGTTGCCGTCGTCAGTTCCGCATCCCGTGCAGACCTTGACGAGCCGTTCATGTCGCCCGGGATTCGTGAGCGCCTCAACACCCTCGTGCAGTTCTTGGATCGCTACCAACGCGGCACGCATGGCCGGGATCTTGTGCAAACCGTTCTCACTCATTGCTGTACTCTCGCCAGCCGTCATCTACTTCAAAGTGGATCGTTTGCATAGCTTTGGTGACTTCTTCCTCGGTGAAATGGCCACGCACAAGGTAGTCCTCAATCGCGGAGAACGCAGACTGCAAAGCGTCTTCGATTTCCTGCTGTATGTGCCACTCGATCCTGTCGGCACGTGATTGGTTCAAGATGCTGATGGAGTGGCCTTAACCGTCGCCAGCCCAGTGCTTTCCTTTGTCATCCTCGGTGGGGATCGGCTTGTTGCAGGTCTTGCACAGTCCATAGTCTTGGCCTGGCATTGGGTCGAAAAGGTTGCTCATTCGTCGTCCTCGTTTTCTTTGGTTTCTTCGTTAGTTTCGGCTAGCCAGTCGGTTAGGCGGAGGATCAGGCGTTTCACGCCGGTGCTGAAGGCGTGGATGATTGTCATCACTCCCCCCTTTAGACCAGGTACAAGCCGACAGGGAATCTGTCGTAGTCGGGGTATTCGTGGCGGTAGTAGGCGAGCATCTCGCCGTTGATTGGTGCGCACCAGTCAGCGTCAGCGTTGTGCGCGTCAATGATTTCGGCGACTGAATCAGTCGGATACACACGCAACTCACGCTGCGTAATGGTGGTGGTGCTCATTTGGTTGACTCCCCATCCCCTGCCGGGTTGCTACCAGCAGGATCTCGTTTACTTATCGACAGTTGCAACCCTAGCAACCATTGGTTGCAATCACAACCAGCAAATTATGCTTCCAGCAGTTTGATAACAATCACAAGTTTCTCCGGCCCGTACCCGCCATGGTGGATGAAAGGGCCGGCCAGGTACTCGCTGGAATCATCAGCCAGAAGACCATAGTCAACGAGCCCATCAATGACTGGTTTCAGCGTTGGCATAAGGTTGTGCGGGTCGTACCGCACTTTGGTTTTCTTCCAGACGTACACGTCGATTTGCACGCGCTGAAACCCTTTGGGCAGACGGTTTTGACGAGCGATCATGTGCGCACCGTGGCGCCAAGCCTGGGCGCGTTTGTTTCGTGGTGCCCAGTGTTCTTTCCGGTTGAGGTTGAGCCAGTTGGCGAGCTTGGGTAGTTCTAGCCGGATTTCGTCCGGGCTTCCGTTAAGCGGTTTACGTTCCATTCTAAGAGCCTCTTTCAGGGTTGAACGGGGAAATACCCGCTCAGGGGTTGTTCGTTCGGAGTAGGCCATGTTTGGCGCTTGCTGAGTGCTTGTTCTGCGCCTGGTGATTGCAACGGTTGGCGCAAGTGGATTTAGAATGGGGCTACGCCCCGGGTTGTTGTTCCTGCTAGGCGGCTGGCGTTTTCTTGGAATTGGCGTTGGCCTTCGGAGTAGTGCTTGTCCCATCGGTCTGGGTTCCGTTGTCGCCAGCTGAGTGGGTTGGGGGCTTTGCCTTTGGGTGGTTCGAGGGCTCGCTGTCTGGCGATTTCACGATCGTATTCTTCGTTGATGATTTTTCGTACGGATGCTGGGTCGATTGCGGGGTGTTCTTTGCCGTTGATGCGTGGGCGTTCATAGTAGACCTGGATTGCTGTGGTGACTTCGAGTGAGGTTTTGTTTCCGATGGTGCGGCCCCAGAGTTGGGCGTTGGGTGCGGTCATTTGGACTCGGGGGTCGATTCCGTTGGCGAAGGTGATGCATGCGCGGAGTTCTTCGGGGCTCATTGTTCGAGTTCACGTCCTTGGAATGGGTTTTGTGGGTTGGGGTTGTAGCCGCTCATTGCTTCGTAGCCGTTGAGCATTCGGTCGGTTTGCCGGTGTCCGGTGCGTGAGCTCGTTTGATTGTGGCGTTGTTGGTCGCCGAGTAGCCATGCTTGCCATGCTGCGGTCCAGTCGGTTTTGAATTGGTTTGGTCCGGCGACGGATCGGTAGTGAGCTTTGAATTTTTGGGTGGACGCTTGGGTGTTGATGTTGGGTGCGTGTTCGAGTGCCCAGGCGTGCATTTGGGCGTCGACCGTGAAGTTTGGTGGGAGTCGTTTTCCGACTTCTCCGTTTGGGTCTGGTTCCGTTTTTTCGCGTAGTGAGTTAACCCCAGATATTCCGTTAGGAATATCTGTAGATGTAGCTGTAGATGTAGGCAGGGCCAACTCTTGGTCAGCGTTTGGGGTAAACGTAGGGGTAACTGCAGGGGTAACGTCAAGGGTTAGCTCAGGGGTAAACCCTTGGGTAAATTCGTCCATGTTCCGTGCTGGGAGCTTCATCAGATCGAGTACTTTCTGATTCTCGAAAGCTTTCATTTCTGGGTATTCGCGGTGGAGTCGACGCAGCTCGTAAATGAAGATTTGGCGGATCTCGTTTGATGCGATGGCGCCGTAGGCATTCACCATGGAAACGGTGAGTTTGGGTTGCTTGAGCAGGCCGTCGTGTCGGCTGAATGAGCGGATCAGCACTTCTTCGGTGTCTTCGTCGATGAAGATGAATCGTTCTGATTGAAGTTCTGCGCCGAGCCGTTCAATATCGCGGCGGGAGGTGCCTGCGGAGAATTGGGCTAGTCGCCCTGGTCGCCAGTCTGCGACTCCGGCGTAACTGAGTTCTGGGTGGGTGAGTATCAGCTCGTATAGCCATTGTTGGTCGCGGGTGAGGGTTCGCCAGTGGTCGTCTGTCCAGATGTTGGTGTTGATGTTGGCGCGGTCTCTTGCCATTGTTATTCCCCCTTTCCGATGTAGCTTGCTATGACGTCGTTTCCGGTGCTGTATGCGTCATAGTGTCCTGCGGGTCGGAATGCTGCGCGGACGCCTTGTTTGATTTGCCATGCCATGGTGGCTGCGGCGTTTTGTGTGCTGGCGGTGGTTACTTTGGCCCAGACTCCGGGGTTTTGTTTGAGGTGTTGCGCGAGGTCTGTGTGGGTGCGTCGGTCGCGGGTGTGGTCTGGTGCTGGACGGTATTCGAAGGCTTGTTTCAAGGTGTTTCACCCTCCTTGCTATATGTCATATTGCTATCGTAGCAAGCACTGGTAACGCAGAGAGCTACCAGTACTTGCAGTTCGTTTCACGCTAAAATTGCTGTCGCTGTGACTTATCGACTTGTCGTGTCCAGTGCCAGCCGCCGGCGTGTTCGTAGTATCGGACGTGTTCGGCGGTTGTTCTTTTTTCGGCGATGATTTCAGCACGTAGCTGTTGCGCTGTGCGCTTGTCTGGAGCCCACACCTTCCCGCAGTAGGGGTCTGGACAGATGGGGCGTGGCGAGCAATGCGGATGCGGTTGAGCGGTCATTTCTCCCCCTTTTGGTTGTGCTGCTTGCAGTCTTGAGTGATTGCCACTTGGTATCCTCCGAATTGGTTACCGCCGGGAACGTCACGTGTTGCTGTTCGGCTATTGCCTCGGCAGTCAAGCAGTGGTGCGCCGGTGACCATGAATTCCTTGGGGTAGTCATCTGGGAGCTTGTACTTCTTTTCGTACCCCGACGTTTTCCCCTCAAGGACTGGCAGGTCCCTCCACCCGGGCCAGCAGTGATCCAGGTACTCGTGCACCGCGGCGTTCGTGCTGATGTGAATCTCTGACCACCATTTGCACCCGCCACAGTAGACGCGGGATATGTGCCACTTCACGCACGAGCACCAATCCTCTACGTTGTGAGGGCAGTGAAGAAACGAATTGAACATGGCCGACTTATGATCAGATCCCACGCTTGACGTTTCGTGGTAGGTGCTCCAGCCAACGTAGGTTTTCCACCTGAAGCCGCGCTTCTTGTGAGCTTCTCGGAACGCCAGCAACTTTTCTTCGAGCGCTTCGGGTGTTCCAGGATGCCAGAATGTTACCGCGTCGATAATCGGATTGAGAGCATCCAGCGGAATGACGCTTGGTTTGTCCGCTTCCAGCAGGTCGAAGATGTCCAACTGGCCGGTAATGACGGTCATCGCTTCCTCCCTATTGCTCTTGCCTCGGATATGGTTCGTGCTCGTGCCAGTTCGTCTGGCGTGATCTTCTTATAGACCGGTTGATCGTTGGTGTGGCAGGAGCACTCTTGCTTTCGGCTACACACGTCGTATGGGGTCCAGCAGCAGTTACGTTTGCAGATGCTCATGATGCTTGCTCCAACCAGCCGTCAGCCTTCACAAACCGCTTGCAGTCGTTGCAGTAGTAAGCCTTATCCGGTGCGTACCTGGCGTTTCGCTCTAGACCACACCGTTCGCACTCCCGGGAATGCTTCGTGTCCAAAGCCTGAACTGCTTGAAATTCAGCCACGGGCGACACAGCAACCACAACAACTGCGGTAGGCCAATCCCCCGGAACCTCACGTCCGAGACGAACCATCACGTCTGGCTCACCAGCGGTGATGACACCGTGACGGCGTGCCACCTTTGGCAAATCTTCAATCGCTTCCGTGATCAATTCCTCTTGAGTCTGACCGCCGCCGATGACAGGCCAGACAGCTTGAAAGACACCCATTACGCTGCGTCCTCGTCTCGTACTAGTGCGAAGTCAGTGATCTTTCCGGGCTGAAAACCGAACCAGTCAGCAACCAACATGTTGTCGTCGTCGTACACGGTCACATAAGGCATGGTCGCTGGTACGCCGAGCTCGTCAGCACGTCCACGAATAGCTTCAGCAAGCTCATGTGCGTCAGCTGCGTCTGCTTGAACTGTCACGTATTCGACGCTGGATTTGTCTAGGACCCGTTTGGTTCCTCGGCACTGCTGGCAGTTCTGGGTGGTGTACAAGGTGATGGTTCGCATTGGTTCTCCTGAGTGGTGTTGGTTGGGTGGCCTGGTCCGACTACTGGCCAGACCACCCAGGGTGTTTACTGCGGATTAGTGCTTCGCTGGAATCTCATAGGTGTGTGAGCACTTTTTGCAGATCAACCATCCGCACAAACGCTTTGTGCAGTGCGGGACTGAGTGGTTGGCTGCGGGGCGTTTACAACGTGGGCAAACTAGTTGCTTGGCCATTGGTTTAGAACGGTGGTTCCTGTGCGGGTGGGTTGTCCCATCCACCGCCACCGCCACTGTTGTTCCAACCGGCATTGTTGTTGTTTGGTGTGCGCCCTGCAGCGCCTTCACCGTTTCCGCGTGCCGTGCGAGTGACTTTCGCTGACGCGTACCTTAGGGATGGGCCGACTTCCTGAATTTCCAGTTCCATGACGGTTCGGCGTTCGCCTTCTTTGGTGTCGTAGGAACGTGACTTCAAGAAGCCTGTCGCGATAACACGCATGCCCTTAGTTAGGGTTTCCGCAGCGTTCTCGGCTGCTTCCTTCCACACTGAACACCGGAGGAACAACGCTTCGCCGTCCTTCCATTCATTCGACTGGCGGTCAAAAGTCCGCGGAGTCGAAGCAATCGTGAAGTTAGCGACCGCGCTACCCGAAGGCGTGAAACGCAGTTCCGGATCCGCCGTCAGATTGCCGATTACAGTGATAAGGGTTTCGCCAGCCATGGTTAGGCCACCTCTCCGTCGATGATGGTGTATGCGTCTTCGATGTCGTCGCCGACTACTTCGAGCCAGATCTGGTATCCGTGCACCTGTGCTGTTTCCTCGATCAGGGCGAGGCTGTCAGAGTCCAGCAAGGAACCGTCCTGAATGCGGATGACCTTTAGCTTTGGGTTCAGTGCGATGGCCATTGCCATGGATACGCGGATCTGTTCGGCGCTGGATGCTTGCTTGAACGGCACGCCCTGGTAGGTGACTCCGTCTTCGGTGAAGCCGAGGCCGTCCACTGGGAACGATGCACTTGCGAGGCCGTCGGCTTTGGTCTTGGCGATCTCGTCGAGTTTCGCGGTCAATGAGTTTGCTTGTCCCTTGGCTGCTTCGTGCTGGAATGACAGCGACCCGCGTTCCTTGGCCTTACGCACGAGACGGTTGGTTTCCTCCGCGCCGTCGATCTGCGACTGGATGCTGGTCAGGTCAATGGGATTGTCGTGTAGATCCAGATGTTCCTGAGTCTCGGAAGCTGATTTCTCAGCTTTTTCAAGTTCTGCGCGAAGCTGAGTGATTCGATTCCAAGCGTTCTCGGCGGCGGTATACGCCCGCGAGTAGGACTCGTTGTTGTCAACGCCCTCCCGGTACTCACCCAGCAGTTCGGAAACGCTGACTTCGTTTGCCGGCACACCCTCCGGCAGTTCACCGAACTGTGCGAGTGCAGATTCGAATTCCTTTACCCGTCGGTTCACTGCGGTGCGCTCGTCAAACACCTGCTTGCGTTCGTCCTCCAACTGGTCCGGATCAAACGGCAACTCCACCAGTTCCAAAAGCTGTGCCAGTTGCTTCTTGTCATCCAGCAACGTGAATGCGAGCGGATCCATGGACAAGTCCCCCACGAGCTCGTCCAGCTTCGCCTGCCCCTTCGGGTACTTCGCGCCGTCCTTGCCGGTCAATGTCAAACGGGAACCAGATGGGGTGAAGACACGGGTGACGGTCAGTTCCTCAGTTTCAAGGACGATCTCTGCCCGATCTTCACCGTCACGGATTGGCTTAGGGGTGGTCTTGCTGTTGGCGCCACCAAGTGCTGCAGAGATGCTGTCCAAGACACTGGACTTTCCTTGCCCGTTCTTCCCGGCAACGATGACCAGGTTTCCATCTGGATCTGGTTTGATCTCTACGTGCTTGGCACGCTTGTAGTTGGTTGTGGTTAGCGAAATAACTTTCATGTTGTGTGACTCCTCGTTCGGTTCTCTAGTTGGATACAGAGAACAAATTTGTCCTTGCTTGGATGGCGGCTTTCTCGGCATCTAGCATGTTGTCGAAACGTCCTAGATGGATTTGCTTGCCGTTGTTCTTCACGTACGCGACCCAACAGCGGCTTCTTGAGTTCCAAGAAACGCCCCGAATTCCTGATGCAGAGTTTTTCTGTGCACCTGACCTGTTTTCGCCATTCTGCTTTCGCGTTGCAATGCGCATGTGGGATGCATTAACGCAACGTTTGTTATGACAGAGGTGATCTATAACGAGCCCGTCTGGAATAGCACCCATGGAGAGCTCGTACGATATGCGGTGAGCAGGACACACCGCATTCCCGATCCTGAACGCTCCGTATCCGTACTTCGTTACATATGCCGTCCAGTTCCAGCAGGTTTCGGTTTTATCGACCTTCGCCCAGAATTTGGTTTCCCACAGATTGCGCATATTCGATTCCTGGTTTGTTTGGTGACCGCCCGCCCCTAAGGTGTGGCGGTCACCGGGTTGTTGATTCCAGTTGGTTAGGACTGGATGGTTTTGGATCCGGCTTCGGTGATCCGGTCCACCACCTCAGCCGGGGCGCCCTCAGCAACCGCACGGTTCCAAAGGGAAATCAAGGCGTCTCGGTTCCCCTCGGTCTGTGCAAGCTCTGCGTCCCAGTCAGTTTCGAGAACCGCTGCTGGGCCGTCGTCTTGCATCTCGCCTGTTGATTCGTCTGCCACCGGTTCATCGACTGACTTCGGTGCTGGGTCAGGGTTCTTGGTTGCAGGCTTGCGGGTGAGCTTTCGTGTCTTCACCGGCGCCTCGGCAGGCTGTGTAGTCTCGCCCATGTCTTCCAGTTCCATCTCTTCAGCGCTGTACGGCATACCTGCCAGCACGTCAGGGGCGATGACTCGGCAGGCTTCGGCCTGAGCCTTGGCAGTGAGCATGGCGATGGGGTCGGTCTTGTACTTCGCGTTACTCGTGTAACCGGCTTGAGTGGCACGCTGAATGGACCAGGTGAAATCGCTCCAACGTTCCTGTCCTTTACGGCGTGCGCTGATGGTCACAGATTCGTTGGTTGCTTCGGTCCGTACGATCTCGTGCCCCTGCGCCATGACCAAGGCGACCATTGTGCGGGCGTACATCGCTGGGCGACCGTGAACAACGAAGATGTTTGCGAGGGCATTCATTGGGTCGAGGCCTACGGACTTGCCGGTGAGGATTGCTGCGGCTGCTGCTTCGGGCTTGCCCATGAAGTCTTTGGGAACGAATGCCGTTTTGCAGAGGGCGGTTCCGAGCTGGTGTGCTGCGCCGAGTTCTGCAGCCCATTCAGCGAGCTGGATGGTTCCCGCGCTTGCAGGCAGAGATGTTGGGGTGGCGATTTCGCCGGCTGGGTTGAATGGTTGGATACTCATTTGGGTTGACTCCTAGATGTGTTGGTTAGGCTGCTCGGGCTTGTCGTGCCCGGATTTCGGCGATCATGTCTTGCAGGACCTTGACCATGTGTTCAGCGCTGTCGACTGGGATGATGACTTCAAGATCTGGTCGGTCACACTTGCGGAGCTTCCCGTACATCCGGCTCCGGTCGGTTGGGTACATGTCGATCGCGATAGCGTCTTCGTCGTAATAGAAGGCGATCTCGTCACCGCGGTGTTCATCCTCGAACTTGTAGGCGCTCATTTCTGTGCCTCCGGGATGTCTCGTACTTGGATGTCGAGCCCGTATCCGTAGTAGAACGGGTTCCCGGGCGACCATCCGACTTCGAGTTCCACGACGTCACCAAGGTCCGCGTAGATGTGCCAGCGTTCGAACTCTTCAGTTGTCCCTACGCCAGTTATGACGTGGTCGATCTTGTCCAAGTGGAGGATGACGTTTTCAACCTCGGTGAATGCGCAGCAGTCTGACGTGTTTTCAAGGACTACTTGCTTTCCGTTGTCCAGGGTTAGAAGTGTTCCCCGCCCTGTGCCCCACAGATCGTTGTGGACTAGTGCGTCCTTGTCGACGGCAACGATCTTGCGACCTACGACGTGACTTGCCAGCGTCTCGATATTTTCTGGCATTGTTCCGTCGTCGGTGTCCCCGTCGAGTTCTTCGGCAGGATATGGATTCTGACTCATGCTGCGACCTGCATTTCGGTTGGTGGGTTGATGGGTTCGAGCTTCTTCTTGCCTCGCGCTTTCGCGTCCTCGTGGACGGCCTTGGCGTGGAGGAACTGTTGGAAGTGTTCGTCAATCTCGGCGGGAGACGATGCCAGCGGGTACAGGCTCGTACCTAGCGGGCTACCTTCGTACCGGGCGTTGATGCCTTCGCGGTCCATCGGTGTTACGTGAGCGACGAACGTCTTCACAACCTCAGGCATAGGGACTTCCTTGTCGCCGTCCATGTAGAACTCGGCACGGGAGTACGCTGCGGTCTGCAACGCGGTCTCGAAATACACGCCCTTGGAAGTTTTCAGGTCAATCTGGATCAGCTTGCCTGCATCAATATCCGCTTGGGACATGAGCAGTGGCGACGTAGCCAGGAGGTCGACCTTGCCGGAGAACCAGTGCTCACGATTCGCCAACACAACTTCGACAAGCACAGGGCTGATCTGCCATTCGTCCAAGAAGTCCATGTACCCCTCGACAAAACCAACAAGGTCCTCAGGTGCTTCAACTTCACCTGTGGTGGCGAGCTTCTCAGCGAGGTCGTGCACTTCAGTGCCACGTTCGGCAGCGCTGTCACGCTCCTTGTTGGGGAGCGTCTGCATGAACTTGACGGACTGTTCGGTGTCGCCGGCGAGTAGTTCGGCGAGCTTGTCAGCGTTGGCAGGGTCGGTAACCCATTTGGCAACTACGCCTGGCGCCCACCAGACCAGTTCTGGTTTCGGGATTCCTCCACCGAGGATGGTTGTAACGCCTGTGACGGGTCGGTTATCGAGCTTGTAGCGGTGTGATGCTTCGTTGAATGTCAGGCTCATGACCTATGCACCTATCTGAAAGTTGATGACTGATTCGATAAGGAATGCCGTACTGCACATCGCGATGATTCCTAGGCCGATCATTGAGACCAGCACCCGCTCCCCCAGACTGGTGAGCTTCAACCCATTGCGTTCCATCCACCGGCTCATGCTGCGTGCTCATGCCGGCGAAGGAACCGTTCGATACTTGATTCGCGGATCTTCCACGTACCGCCACGATTGGCCGATGAATACTTGATTCCGACCAGGTCGCCACGACGTAGCATCTTCCGCACCGTTTCCGGGTGAGACCGCAACCGAACTGCTGCCTCCGGAACCGTCAAAAGATCGTCAGTTTGTTTAGCCACGGTGGTCCCTCCAGGTCTTTCCGATCCATTCGTATTGGTGTCCGCCATTGCGGGATTTGACTCGGCTTGTGGCGTTAGCGTGTTTTGCGATCCATCCGCGTCGCTGAGCCGTGGTGAAGATTGAGCCGACCATGTTCTTGTGCGGTGCTGGACGCCGCATTTCCTCGCGGAGGTCGTCTGCTGTGAACCGCCGGCCTTGCGTGGCCCAGCGTTCAACGATGTCCAGTGCGTCTTCGCGCCATGTGGTGTCTTCGAGTGCCATTGGTTGTGCAGTCACCGGCGTGTCCTTTCGTCAGTTATTTGATGCAACCATCAGGCTTAGGCTGCGCAACTACTGGTTGCATTTTCAGGGTCAAAAAGTACGGTTACGTCTACGCCAATAACCTCCGCGATGCGTTCTGCGGTGTCTGGCTTGCAGCTGGTTTTCTTTCCGGATGCGAGTTGGCTAATGAACGCCTGGCTAATGTCAGCTCGCCTAGATAGTGACCGTTGTGTGATTTTGCGCGGATCGATTGGTGATCCGTTGCGGTACGCGTCCATGTCTTCTTTGGTGTAGATGAATGTTCGGAGCCGTTGGGCTGACGATAGTCGCATATAGGTTCCCTCCTGCCACTTTCGCTTGGTTCTAAATGGGGACATCTGCAAACCTTTCTAGTTATCACTTCTTGCAACTGCTGATAGCAATAGTATGCACTACTGGTTATCACTAATGCAACCTGTAGTTGCAACTTTTTGCACGGAACTACGACAATCCGCGGAAATTCGGGGTCAAATTGGTTATCACTTAGTGGCGACTACGGCAGAATTAGGGGTTATCAGGTAGAACAAGCGTCCGATGGCACGCAAACCAAACCCGGCAGAGGATTCAAACCATGAACACGAAACCAAACCAAGGCATTCGCGATCTAATCCTCAACAAGCGTGGAGATCGTAGCCTCGAATCCTTATCCAAAGCCTGCGGCGGTGTACCTACTCGCGCCAACCTTGATCGCCTGATCAATCGCCCAGTACTTAGCTGGCCAAAAGAGAACGCTGTCATCCTCGGACTTGCCCGTGGTTTGGGTGTCCGCGTCATTGACGTTGTCACCGCATACGCAGCGTCGCTCGGGCTCCCCGTTGAAACGGACACGTCGAACTTGACACTCCAAGGCGCCGGGAGCTTGCCAGAAACTTCACAACGAATCATTCGTGAGACCGCGGAGAACATGATGTGGTGGCAAGAGCAGACTTCAATTTCAGACAATTCGGAAGATTCTGACATTGGCGAAGTTCATGAGCTGTTCCCCGAATCCCGCGTGGCCGCGGATAAGGGTGAGCCAGGCGTAGACCCTGAGCAGCTGCCTGAGTGGTAATTTCCGGAAGCTTGAACTCTAAAGTGTCGTAGGACTCATATACATTCGAACTCATGTTCGAAGAAGTCCTTTCACGCATACGCCCGCGAATCATAGAGGCGAACCTCCCCAATAACCTCTGGGGAGCCTATGACCTCGTTACGCACACCATCGCACTCAGACCGCGCCTCGCACCAATTCAACGACGCTCCACGCTCTCTCACGAGACCGCGCACGCAGTACTTGGGCACACAGGCTACTCACCCCGCCAAGAACGCGCTGCAGAGGAACTCTCGGCGTCCTGGCTAATACAACACGACCAGTTCACCCAAGCATCACTGATCTACGGCACAGCAACCGCCCTAGCCAACGAACTCGAAGTGCTCCCCCGAGATATCCACGCATACATGCGCCTACTAAAGCGCACCCAAAAACAGGAGACACCATGGCCACCGGAAGGATAA